TTTATTTTCTTCTTTATTAATAACTATACTTGGGTAATATTTGTCTAATAAGACAAATGTTGTTGCTGCTAATAATCCTATATATACGGCATGTTGATTCATAATACTACAATTAGGGATAAAAAATGTTGAAAAAGTAACTATAATAAATAATATTGAATATTTCATAAAATTATTAATATTAAAATTCATTATATTATATTAATATAAATTATTTAAAGAAAAAATATAATATAATATTATAAATATGGCTGACGAAAAAGTAGATTACCTTGACGTAGACAACCCCATTAATGGACAAAGTTATGTATGTATGTCATTTCTTTCACCTGAATCTGTAATACAAGATAAAAACGCATTTATTGTATCTAAATTTCTTCAATCTGTATGTAAGAGTCAGGATATGGAATTCGATAAAGTAATGAGTCAATATAAGGATTTTATCTATAAACATGAAGAGAGTCTTCAAAAAGATTATGATGAAAAAAATAGTTTTAAGACTAATATACGCGGTGTTAAAGTAAGAGGTGTATATCAAAGTAAAGAAGAAGCTAATGCTCGTGCATCTAAATTACACAAAACTGATAGTAATTTTCATGTATTTGTTGGTCAAGTAGGATATTGGTTACCTTGGGATCCTTGTGCCGATAAGATTGAAGATGAACATTTTGGCGATGATCAGTTAAATGATCTTATGACTAAATATAAGGAAAATAATGTTAATAAAGATATTTTCTATGAAGAACAAAAGAGAGATAAAATAAAGTCGGCACAAGAAGAAAGACTTCGCCAGGAAAAAGAAAATAAAGCTAAAGAGGAACTAGAAAATGTTTCTGAGGAACCCGAGCCAGAATTAGAACAAGAACCTTCTGTTGAATGTAAAGTAGATGAAGAACCAGTTGGACTAGATTCTAAAGAACCAGCAACTACTAGTGATCTTGAAAAAGCATTATCTAATAAAGATCCATGGATGCAACGTAAAGAAGATATCCATAATTAACCTAATAATATTTTATATTCTATTAATTTATTTTTCTCTTCCTGTTTTTTTTCTAGTTTTTTTTGAATATCTTGTATAGTTTCAACTATACATACTTTTTTAGGTGTTAGTGTAGTAGGTGCAGGTGTAGATACAGGTACTCCGTAAACCTGTCCTTCTATTAATTTACCATCTTTATTTACATCATTATTATTATCAGAAGAATATTTGTTCTTTAAAGTAGTATATTTGCTTCTCATCTCACCAGCTAAATCAGTATTCTCCATTTTATCAGTAAAATCTGTATAATCTTTTGACGCCTCACCAGCTAAATCAGTATTCTCCATTTTATCAGTAACATCTGTATAATCTTTCGACGCTTCACCAGCTAAATCAGTATTCTCTATTTTACCAGTAACATCTGTATAATCTTTCGACGCTTCATCATATCCTTGTGGTATTTGCGAAATAAATTTGCATCCGAGCCCCGCTGCTGCACCATTTTTGTCACATGCATTTTTAACACTCGTAATATTTTCTATTTTACTAGTATAATTTTTAAAATATGATGTTGTACAAGCTTTATTATTTTGTGGATCATCACTAGTACAGTTACCTGACATAAAATCTAGAGATTTATTTATTATACATCCTTCATTTTTACAATCATTTATATATTTATTATATGATTCATTAAATTCAGCGTGACTGTTTATATTTGATATTTTCTTATTATAATTATTACACGTAATTTCTAGTTTTTTATTATAATTTTTCAACTTATTTTTTAAAGTTAATATTTCTTGATCTAATGATTTTATAGATTTTTTACTTCTTTCAAGTAATACAAGAGGTTCATCAAATAAATGAGGAAAAATATGTAAATCATTTTGTGGAGTTTTTTCCTTTTTTTTAGGAATTTTATTAACCATTGAAGAAACCATTATAATTAAAGAAATTATACATATTCCTACACCCATAATCAATAACCACTCAAATATTGAGGATTTTATACCACCATTACCTTTTGAGGAGGGTGCTGCGGGTGCGGGTGTGGTACGCTTTTCCATACTATATATTATATCATAAAATAATTTATGATATTATAAAATTAAATTAAATACCTTAATATTTACAATATTTTTTTTATATTAATATATTATAAAACATATGCCTAAAAATGGAAATAATATGAAAAAAATTAAAGGACCTTTTGAAAAATACAATTTATTTGAAAAAATGGATTTAAATGATCATTGTTGGGAAACAGATGGTGTTAAAGTTAGTGGTCCTGGTATGTTTTGTTGGATATATATATTTTATATCATAATTATAAATGTTATTTCATTATTTGGTTTACAAGAATTTAGAAAATTAGGATTAAGTGACAAACAAATATTTATTAGATATTTCTTCCAATTCTTGTTTATGATATTAAGTGCCACATTTATGTTTAGTATGTGTAAAAGATGTAGAGGATTAGAAGGTTTCTTGATACTAATATTATTACAATTTGTAGCAGGATTAATTGCTTTAGGACCATTCTTCTCAAAAATAAAAAAAGAAACCGCTTCTCTAAGAAATAATAATTCTAAAAAGGCTTAGAAGAATTATAAATGATTCACTTATTTAAATATTTTTTACATAACTCTTTATAATCTAATTTTTCTTTTTTAGCTATATATTTTAATAATTCCATATTTTGAATTTTAATATATAATTCAAGATTTGATTTATCAAGTTCTTGCTTTAAATATTCTTTTAATAACATTTTTTAAATAATTATATCTTTATTTCAAATTTATTTATTTAAAGATACAATTTATTTAAATACTTATTATTTATAATTATATAGATATGGATGATTTACCATTTGAAGTATTAAATTTAATAATATCAAATTTAAATAATCAAAATCCTACATTATTATATAAATTAAGAATTATTAATCAAAATTTTAAAAATGGTATAGATAATATTAAAAATATTAATATAAAAAATATTAATAAATTACAATATGAAAATATATTTAATAAATTAGCATATGATGGATTATATATAAATTTTAAATGGTTATTCAATAATAATATAAATTTATCGATAAATAATATTAATAATTTAATTATTCATAACAGATCAGATATATTTAATTTATTATTAAAATATGATGATTTAAAACTTTTATTATTTAATCAATTTAATTTTTTAACATTTAAAAATGAATTAGATATTTTGTCTTTATCAAAATCCGATAATCCATTAATAATTTCTGGGATAAATTTTAATAATAAATATAGTAATTTAGATATTATTCAAATATTATTAAATGATAAAATAAAAAACAATCCATTCATTAATCAAATACCTGGTTTATTTGAAATATGTATAAAACATAATAATATAATTGTTATAAAATATTTAGTTACTTATTATTATGATAAAATAAAACATTTAATACATAAATTAAATAATTTATTATTAAATTGTAGTAAAAATATTGAAGATATATTTTATTATTTAATACAAAATAAAAAATTTATAGTCAATGAACAATTTTTAATTAATTGTATAAAGAAAAAATATAATGATTTATTTATTTACACTATAAAAGAAATAAGCATATATAATATCAATATAATTATAAATAATATAATAAAATATAATAATATTGATATATTTAAATTTATATTATGTCATATAAAAGATATTGATTTTTCATATATAATAAATAATTTGATTGGTTATGATTATAATATGTTAAAATTTCAATTTGTATCTATATTATTAGATCAATATATAGATAAAATTAATAAAAAAGATTTATTTATTAAATTATGTATAATAAATAAAATAGAAAATGATGTAATATTACATTTAATAAATACTGATTTCAAAATAACAATAGAAGATATTAAAATTGCTTTAGATAATGAAAATATATATTTAGTGGAACATCTATCCAAAAAGTTCAACAATATTTAAAAATATATTGATATAATAATATGTATAATATGCGAGTTGAAAAAAGAAATGGTGAATTTGAAGAAGTATCATTTGATAAAATATTAAATCGTATTAAACTATTATGTTTTAGTGACGATTTTAATTATAAATTAAATATTGATCCAACTATTATTGCTCAAAAAGTTTGTTCTGAAATATATAACGATGTTAAAACATCCGAATTAGATAAATTATCCTCTGAAATCTCTATTGCTTTATTAACTACACACCCTGATTATGCTGTATTATCTAGTAGAGTATGTATTTCTAATCATCAAAAAGGTTGTCCTAAATCTTTTTCAGATTGTATAGATATATTATATAATAATCATATTAATAATAAACATGCTCCAATTATTAATAAATATTTATATGATTTAGTCATATCTAATAAAGAATTAATTAATAATAAAATTAATCATAATAATGATTATTTAATCGATTTCTTTNGATTTAAAACACTTGAAAAAAGTTATTTATTAAAACAAAATCATGTTATTATTGAAACACCACAATATCTATATATGAGAGTAGCATTATGTATTCATAGAAATAATTTGGATAAAGCATTTGAAACCTATGATATGATATCAAATAAATATTTTATTCATGCTACACCTACATTATTTAATGCTGGTACAAGTAATGAACAATTAGCATCATGTTTTCTAACTGCTATGAAAGACGATTCTATATCAGGTATTTTTGATACTCTTAAAGATTGTGCATTAATTTCTAAATATGCTGGTGGTATAGGATTACATTGTAGTAATATTAGATCAGCTGGTTCTCCTATTAAAGGAACTAATGGTATTTCTAATGGTTTAGTACCCATGTTAAGAGTATATAATGATACAGCACGCTACGTTGATCAAGGTGGGGGACGCAGAAACGGTTCTATTGCTATTTACTTAGAACCATGGCACGCAGATATTATGGAGTTTCTTGAACTTAAGAAAAATCATGGTAATGAATTAGAAAAAGCAAGAGATTTGTTCTATGGATTATGGATACCTGATTTATTTATGAAAAGAGTTCAAGAAAATGGTAATTGGACATTAATGTGTCCTAATGAATGTCCTGGTTTAAGCGATTGTCATGGTGAAGAATTTGAAAAACTATATACTAAATATGAATTAGAAGGACGAGGTAAAACTATTGAAGCACAAAAAGTATGGCATTCTATTTATATTTCGCAAATTGAAGTTGGTATGCCTTATATTTTATTTAAAGATGCATGTAATAAGAAATCTAATCAAAAAAATCTAGGAACTATTAAATCATCTAATTTATGTACTGAAATAATTGAATACTCCGATAAAGATGAAACCGCTGTATGTAATCTGGCATCAATTTCATTACCTAAATATATAGAATATAAAGAAATTTCAGATAAAATCATGATTTATTCAAAATCTAATTGTAAACAATGTGATTATATTAAAAATATTTTAAAAAAAAGAAATATAAATTATGATGAAACGATTATGGATAAAAAAATTAATAGAATTAGATTATATACACAAATAAATGAATCAGAAGATATAATTGTTGATGTCATGCCACAAATTTATATCAATGGTAAATATTTTGGAGGATTTTTAGAATTATATGATCATATTAGACCTACATTTAATTATGATAAACTAGAAGAAATAAGTGGTGCCTTAACACAAAATCTTAATAATATAATTGATTACAATTTTTATCCATTAGAAGAAACTAGAAGATCTAATTTTAGACATCGTCCTATTGGTATAGGTGTCCAAGGATTAGCGAATGTATTTTATGAAATGGGTTATTCATTTGATTCTGATGAAGCTAAAGTTATTAATGAAAAAATATTTGAACATATTTATTATGGATCTATGAAAAAATCTATGGAAATTTCAAAAGATAGAGAAGGTGTCATAAATAAATATTGTGAAAACCCTCAATGGTTATCAGATACAGATAATTATGATAAAGAAAAAGTAAAAAATGAATTAAATGTTACAAGCGAAGAATTTAATAAAATAATTATGAATAAAAAATATTTAGGATCATATTCAACATTTGAAGGATCACCCGCTAGTGAAGGTATATTGCAATTCGATCTATGGGATTCTAAACCATCTGATGATATGTTAGATAAATGGAATACACTTAAGGAAGATATTATTAAATATGGATTAAGAAATAGTCTTTGCTTAGCACCCATGCCTACCGCTTCTACATCACAAATCCTAGGTAATTATGAATGTTTTGAACCAATAATGTCTAATATTTATACTAGAAGAGTTTTAGCAGGTGAATACGTAGTTATTAATAATTATCTTATTAATGATTTAATAGATTATGATATTTGGAATCAAGATCTAAAAAACAAAATTATAGCACATGATGGATCAGTACAAAATATAACGGAAATACCTAAATTTATTAAAGATAAATATAAAACTGCTTGGGAAATTAAACAAAAAAACATTATTGATATGGCAGTTGATAGAGGAAAATATATATGTCAATCTCAATCACTAAATCTATTTATTGAATCCCCCGCGTTCAAAACTATATCATCTATGCATTTCTATTCATGGAAAAAAGGATTAAAAACTGGCATGTATTATCTAAGAAGTAGACCTTCATCTAAAGCTATTCAATTCACTGTTTCACCTGAATCATGTGAATCATGTTCTGGATAATCTTTAACCATATTATCTCTCTTAATCATAACATCTCTATTTATCATATCATCTCTATATCAATCAATGCTTTCATCATTTTGTTATCATCTTTTTCATATGCTTTATTAATCATATCTTGGTATGAACCAGAATATGGACAATACATTACTTCATAAGGAATTTGGACATTGTAAATGGATGTATTCGGATTCTCTGCTTGAGGTTCCATATTATTTTAACTTATCGAGGATCCATTATTTCAAATTTATAAATAATTAATCTGGAATTAAAATATATTATATAATATAAAAATGGGTCATGAAAGAGGATTAATGCATTTATTACATTCCGCTGTTATTGGAGTAATATTATATCTTGTTTTTGTATACGGGTTAAAATGGAATTCAATGAAATCTGAAAATATGAGTGTTCTTGTAGGTGGATTAGCATTAGTATATATGGTAATGTTCGGTCACGGATTACCAACTAAAATTAATAGTAATTTATTTTAAATAATCATTTTTTTTAATACTGTTTTATCTAATTTTTTATATTTAGTAAATTTTAAATCATTTTTATATAATAAATCTTCATCAAACTCAACTATATCATATTTATTTTTATTCATATTTATGATATATCCAAATATGAATAAACCTCCTTTTTTATATTCTACAAAATCTCCAATATTTAATTTTCCATTAGAATAATTATATTTGTTTTTTATGAAACAATTATTATTGACTTTTCCATCATATTTAAATATTTTTTTATCAATATTTCGTATATCTTTTTTCTTTCCATGTTTATCTAACCATTGATATACATTGAATAAATAATTTTCTTTTTTCTTTATACAAAACATTGGAACATATATACTATTTAAAGGATTTACAGATATATTGAACGCACTATCATCTATTAAAATTGTATTTTTAGGATTAAATATACGTGAATAAGATTTATCATCAAATAAATATTGTAATGGTTTTACTGGTTTCATATTTAATATATCTACCTTAAATGATTTTTTATTTTTATCATCTATATATTCTGTATATTTATCATTTCTATTTTTACCAGATATTATAATATTTAATTTTTTATATTGTTGTTCTGTTAATAGATCTTTTAATAAAGGAACTATATATCCATTTCCGCCTACAGACCATATTCCTACATTGAATTTTTCTAAACAATAATTTAATAAAAACTGTGTGTAATTTCTTATAAAATATATCCTTGGGGATTTGTCTTCTGTACGGAATAAACTATATTCTGTATTTGAAGCAATACCATTAGATCGCATTCTTTGACCTTCCCTATTTAAATATGTATGGATTAATGTATCGTCTATATCAAATATCACATTTAATTTATTAGATTTCTTAATAGATTTTTTAATAGTTTTACCTTTCTTTTTAGGCATATATTATATATTATATAATTATATTAATCATTAACTAATAATTTAGTATAAAATATTTGAAATATATTATTTTTCTTAAAACATCTATATGCATGATCTATATCTGGTGTACATATTTCAGAATTATTACAATCTTTATTAGATTTACATATTTTTATTTTCTGTTTACTTTCTTTTATAAATAAATAAAAACTTATTAAAAATAATATTGATATGATTATAAATATTATAAAAGAAATTAATAAAAAATTAAACATATATAATATAATATTAAAAAAATATAAAAAAAATTGTACATATTATAATAATTAGTTAGTAGTATTTAGTTAGTAAGGGAAGCAACAGTTTCTTTATATAGATCCTTACCTTCATCTGGGACGAGATTGTTTAGAATATATTCATCTGGTGTAAGACCATTTAAACGTAGATGATCAGATGATGAAATTGAACCAGCCTCATATCTTGGACGAATAACAAATACATACACATGGATGAGTTCTTCTAGAGTGGATTCTATGAAGGGTCTTTTTGAACTAGAGATTCCATTGACTCCATAGCATTTCTTACCATTCCAAACGTATCCTTTAACACAAGCACACGAAGTACACGGAAGAGTTACCACATTGTTCTCAACAATCCCATAGGTCTCACAGTTTCGACACATTTGATTGGTTGTGTTGTTAGTATCCATGTTAATTATGTTTTATATTTTATGATTCATTCATATCTCAAATTTTTTTCAATTGATCAATCAATTTGTTCTTAAATCAAATTATTAAAATCATTAAAGATATTCAATTTATCATTCATTATTTCTAATCCTATTTGTTCTTCTGATTTTTTTTCATCTTTTTTCTTAACTGGTTCTACTTTGATTGGTGTATTATT